TATTACTTTACCGCAGCGCACAAAAGTGGGCCTAGGACAGGACGTTTAGGACCGTATTTTCGATGGTTTGGGTTCTGAGACTGGCAGATAACCCGATCGACGACCCAGCGGCCAACCCCCAGTTTTTTAGCGATATCGCACTTTCTCTCTCCCGCCCTGTACATGCTGACAGCTTCGCGGGCTCCCTCTGGACACAAGACTGACGGTCTACCGTGGCGACCGCCGCGCAGTATAGACGCGACCTGACCAGCAATAACGCGCTCGCGAATCATTGACCTTTCGAGCTGGGCGACGGCTCCCAGCATCTGCACAATGAACTCGCCAATGACTGTGGTCGTGTCCACCGGCTCAGTGAGGGAGCGGAATGCGCAGCCGCGGGACGCCAAGCGCTGAAGGATGCGCAACAGGTCGCGCAGGCTACGTGCCAGCCGATCTATTTTCCAAACGACCAGGACGTCTCCGCGCTTCATGCACCTGATCGCCAAATGCATCTGCGGCCGAGGGCCAACTGAACTGGACTTTTCTTCAAAGATCTTCTCGACGCCCGCACGCTTGAGCGCGTCGATTTGCAGATCCGTTTCCTGGTCAGATGTACTGACCCGTGCATAGCCGTAAATCAAAATACCCTCCCTGTTTTTTAGACCGGAGAGGGTATCGAGCTAACAAGGAATCAAAGCGGCAATAAGAGGCACTATTGCGCTACATGCCGCCACGTTCAGCAAATATCTGCAAAGTGGCAAAGGATGCAAGCACCGAGAACAGAAACACGTTCAAAGCGGCAAGGAAGCCACTTTTGTACCAAGTAAGACCGAGCCAGACAAGACTAAGAATATTGAGCGCTGCGAGCATAAACCTCCCTTTTTTTGGGAGAGTGTAGCCAAGTAGATCCAGAGCTTCCGGTTTAGATCGGCCGAGCAAAACCGGAAGAAGATGGCCATTACAAACCGGAAGTATTCACCTGGTGTTTTTTGCCGGTTTAGAACAGTGGCTAAACAGCTTTGAGCGCAATGACTTGGACTTCCAGCTGGTCGGATAGTACTGCGGGTCTTCGTGCGTGCGCACGGTGCGCTCGGATACACCGGCCAGAATCGCCAAATCTGCCTGTGTGAGGCCTGCAGCGATGCGTTGAGACCTGAGGCCGGAATCTTTGCCCGGAAGCCCGTACGGGCCAATTTGGTCGCCTTCCTGCCGTCCTCTTGGCATATCAATCCGCCCAAAGACTTGTAGCAATACAGTAAACGAACAGAGCACAGATGGCCCAGAGAATCAGCAAGCCCATTAAATGGCTCCTTGAATGGTGAGTGTGCGGGCGTACTGCCAAGCCTTGTCTGGAGGAAGTTTTGCGATCGATTCGACCAGGGGCAGCTTGGGTTTGAGCGGGGGTTTAACAGGGCCTTTGAAGACCTTGGACAAGATGCCTTTGCGCTCAACTGGTTGAGAAAATCGGCCCTTTAAGTGCCATGCGGATAGGTAGCTGAATGCACCACCGAACTGCTCGGCCTGGAAGGCATCCTCGCGGGGGTCGCGTGCCCACTCTCGGAAGACCTGGAACGTGTCGTAACCGTTCTGCAGATAGTCATTGCGAAAGAACTCGCGGTCAACCTGCAGGTTGGGAATGTCGGGCATGCTGATCATGGCGACGTGGAAACGAGGAAGGCGGCCAGACTCTCCGAGGAAGCGGCCAATCATTGGTATTTTGATGTTCTCAGCGGCTATGCACTTGACGACATATTGCGCCAGGGACTTGCGAACCTGCTTGTCGATCATTTCCAAATCCTGGACGCACAGATAGCAGTCGTAACCGTATTTGCGCGAGTGAATCAACCAGTCGATGAGCGCGGCGCGGTCCCTGTCCTGGAAGCTGCGGGCGTTGAGCCATGAGCCCAGTTCGTCCAGGACCAGGACACCGTTTTTCTTGGTGTTGTACTTGTCCGGGTTGCCGTGGCCTGCGGAGGCCAGATCGGCAGCGGTGGGCTTGTCCGGGACACGGATGGGTGTCTCGCGGTTGCCCTGGGGGAGCAGATGCTCCATGAACAGATCGAAGTTTGTGACGACCTTGCGGCCAGCGAGCAGGGCCTCGCGCATCTTGCCCATTACCCACTTGCCTTTGCCCCCACCGAGCTTGCCTACGACGATATAGACGGCCATGGTTACGCCTTCACGATGAGATTGAGCAGGTCGCGCTGCCACGTGTACACGGTGCAGGCGGTCCACATGGTCATGTAGGTGGACAAGCAGAACGGCGCCGCTGGTGGCACGCCGATGCCCAGGCACATGACCCAGAAGTCAGGCATGCCGCCAGTGCTGACGGTGAGCGCGGCCATCGCCGTGCGCATCGCGACATACAGACCCAGCGTGAGCGCAGACATTGCTGTGACCGCAGCGACGCCGAACGCGACCTTTTTTGTGAAGTACGTAGCGAGCCACGTGACAAGGCCGCCGAAGAGGTTGGTTAGTAGCGTTCCGAGTATTGGCATTGGTGAACCTGCAGGTTGTTTTTCATGGCGCGAGGGGGGGATGGTTGGACGGCCTGCGTATGCACCCGCAGGCTATGAATGTGGTGCGCCACTCCCCGCTGGGGCCGCTCTACGGTGTGGGCGTTGTCCATGCTGGTGGCACTGGCCTGCAGCGCGATGGCAAGGCTGGAGCGGCAAGGTTGTTTCCCGCGTAGTTGTGGGCTTGCTGGGGGACGTGGACGCCCTACGGTGCCTCCGTTTCTGCCGGGGAACCTTGTTCCCCTATGAAACTCCAGCGCCTGCGGTCTACCGTGGGTTGGCAGGGGTGGCATGGGACGGCCTACAGGCTCTACGTTTCTGCCGGAGGTCGATGACCTCCTCTGAAACTCCGACCCCTCCGACCTACCGGGTGCGTTGGTGTGCATCAGATTGCGCCTGCCGTGGTGGAACTTCTGACCATCGAAAGGACCGCGCTGAACGTCCAGACTATCCAGAGCGCGTTCATGAGCAGGTAGATCGTGTCCAGGTGCGGGCAGATGTCCAGCGTGATCTGCTTGTTACCCAGGAACGCCGGAAAAGTCATCAGCACCACGGGGTGGCAGCTGGCGCCGCTTTGCAGCCATGTTGGGGTGATGCCCCAGCTGGTGTCTTTATCGCTTTTGTCTTTGATCGCGGTCAGCGTGTCGTCGAGCTGTTTCTTGCCGTCAGTCAGCTCGCTCTGGCCGTCCTTTGTGGGCGTAGTGGGCGTGCCGGTTTCGTCGATCTTGCACGCGGGCTTGCCGGGAAGGCCGCAGGTCTCTAGCTTGACGTCCATGGTCTGGGGAAGGGTTGCAGGCGACGAGCCACTGCTTACCGTCGATGTGACGCCCGTCGGGCTTGTAGTGGTAGTGGTCTGCCCATCTGTCACTGTGACGGTGGGACTGCTCTGGCCGAAAGAGAGGCGCTTTTCCGGCGTGACGGTGGTCTTGGAACCGTCCGGGAACTCGGTGATTGTCGGCGCCATGGGAATGACCGTAGGCCCGGTAATTTGCGCAGGTGCAGGCAGGGGCAGCGATTCGCCGGATGCGATTGCATCCTCCAGCGCCTTGGGCAGTTGCGTGGTGGACGGCCAGCCAGACTTAGCCGCTATTGCGGCCTCAAGTTCGGACATGTTGGATGGGAGCAATGCGCCGGTGTCAGGTGCGCGGGAATCGCCACGATCCACACCCACAGCGTAATTTCCGTCCAGGCCAACTGCGCCGGTAACCTTATTCCTCTCGTAGACGTAGCAAGCCCCGGAGGAGCCATTTGTGGGAGCACCAGATACGACCTCTAGATTGGCAAACCGCGACATCTGCCAAGGTGCATACGCGGCGCAAGCGAGGGCCTGCGTGGGATAGCTGTGGCCGTTGAAAGTCCAGTAATAGCAAGGTCCCGTGGTGCATGCGTTTGTATCGGTCTTGCTGACAACAACGGTGCCGCTGGAGTTGTCCAGGGTGAAGCCCAATTCCTTTGCGAGATCGTAGATAGCCACGCCATAAGCCAATGGCGCAATGACCTTGCCAGCAAAACGCGTCAGCGCCTTGGCGACGGAAGGCTTTGTGGGTATGGAGCGAGCGCCAATCGGTGCCTTGACACCACTGCCAACGTCAAGCGTGCTGTAGGTGTCCACAGCGACTGCATCGTTCCACATTTTGATGTCAAGACCGGGCACGTGCGCTGCATTGGCAGTGCCGGCGGCATAGGTGTAGACGTTCGCTCCGCTGGTTGTCTGGAAGACATTGACCAACATTTTTCCGGCTGGTGGCGTTGACGAGAGCGCGGGGTTTTGCGCACGGCTGACCAGTGGGAGGAAGAGCAGCGCCAACATCACGAAAAGGTACGTGTAAGCCGCGATATTCAGGAAAGGGCGACGGTGCATATGGCGTGTCCAGATGGTTTACCAATGGGCGCTGCAGCACCCATCAGAAAGCCGACTGTTAGGCCTTGCCACCCAAGCGCTTGACAAACTTGGAAGCAACTTGCCAGACCACGCCGCCACCGGCAACGGTCAGCAATGCGGCACCGCCCACCGCGATCACTTCGAGCGTGGTTGTCACTGCGCCAGTGATGGCGGTGGACACAGCAGCGTCAATGGCAGCATTGGCGGCGGTGACACCGATTGCGCCAACCAACAAGAGACCGCGTTGAATGTTTTTGTTCATGATGAAAACTCCTTTTTTGACCACCGGAAAACGCCGGGACGTATCAGGCAGAGTTGCCTAAATCTTTGATGATTCGTGCGTACTTCCCCCACTGGAAGCCGACGATGTAGCAAGTAATGAGCGCACCAGCGAAGTAACCTGCAAACTCGGTTTCGCTCATGACTGATAGCCCCTCTGGAAACCGAGGACGCCAGCGAAAAAACAGGAGGCCACAGCTACTACGAGCATTAGGAGTTGGACGTCTGTCATTGGTTTTCCTTTTTGCCTACATGGGTCCACCAGTCGTTAAACAGGGCGGTGCGCTCTGTGCTGGTTTGCTGGACTGGTGTCCAGGCGCAACCAGTCAGAAAGGCTGCTGTTACAACGACCTGGAGGACTTTCATTTACGCGCCTGTACGTGCGGTGGCCGGAGCAGCGTTCTTGATGGCCATAGCGGCGTTCAGGGGCACGATGTCGATAATTTCGGTCTGCTGCTTGCCGTACAACATGACGTCTTGCGTGTGCAGCTCAGCTTCAAAAGGGAGCGGCAAGTGAGCTACCTTTTTGATAATCATGGGCTCGACGGAATGCTTACCGCCTGCGTACCCGCTAGAGCCGGTGTCACGGGCACTGAAGGGCACCAAGACGTGGATTTCTCCGATGCTGTAGGGCTTGGGTGTGCCCGACTTGGTGGACACGCCTTCTTTGATCATGTGACCGACGATTTGAACTTTCATGCGACTAACCTTTCATCGAGCTGATACCAGTGGGGAACGCTTGCGGGCTTCAACTCAATTACCCGAATGCGCGGTTGAAAATTGACGACGTTGCGGGCGACGGATATGTCGAGCCCATAGGGAAGAAGCCCTGCACGATGGCGCCGGTAAGTGGCGGGACTCATACGGCCAATGACGTCATCACCGGCCAAGTAGTCGCGTGCAGTGCGCCGAAGAGCGTTAGGCAATTCGGACAGATCGTCGTGTGTGTGCTCGGCGCGAGTGAGGACCGCAGCACGCTCGTTAAAGAGCAGTTCAAGCTGTTTCATATCGAAACCCCCAAGGTGGTTACAGCCCATGGCTATGAGCTGGGTGGCTTTGCAAGTCACTTCGAAACGCACAAGGCCGACCTGCTCGCAGTGGTCGATTAGCTCTTGCGGGCCGCCGTGTTTTTTCATCTCGGCGGACTTGATGTAAACCTTGGAATAGATGCGGCGTGAGCCCTTGCCCCATTCGACGGTGTCACCGTCTGGGTGTGTGCCGACCTTGAGTCGGCTATCGCCTTGCTGAGTTGAAAGCCACGCAAGGTAGGCCCGGGCATCACTGAGGCAGCCCGTTTCGTAATTGGCAGTAAGGTCGATACGGCTTATCGTTGCCCCAGTCCACGCGGGGCGCAGGGTGCAATGGCCGTCATCGTGGCGAACTTGCCGATAGAACTTTTGACCTGCAGTGAATGGCGGCAGGCCAAGCCGCTGCAGGATGTTGTTAATGCGAGAAAGGCACTGGTTGAAGCTGAAACCGAATAGGTTGTCTGTACGTCCAAATTTGGACACGTTGCCGCTGAACATGACGGTGTGGCCATCGCAACGCACCTGGACAGACGTTTCAAAGCTGCCTTCGATCTTGCTGGCGCGTTTGGTCTGCCATTCCACTTCACCGTTTGCATCGACGCCGAACACAACACCGCAGTTCACTTCGGGCAGCTGGTGCTCATGGCTTTGGCGAATGGTCAGCCAATCAACGAAGAAAGGTTCTTCGCGCTGGTCGCGACGGTCCAGGTCGCCGAAGTTCCAGGACGTCTTGCCTGAGCTGAGGTCGGACGAACCAGTACGGGCTAAACGCCCATCACGGTCGTAATCTTGGAATTTGCCCAGCATGGTGCCGTGCATTTCCTGCCACCGTGCCGCCTTTTGATGGCCGGTAATTCCGGTTTTCTGCTCAAAATTGAGCGTTTGGTGAGGTGTTACTTGCATCCTCACCCTTTTGTGCCTGTTTTGCAGGCACCTGCGGGGGCCGCTGCGCAGCCCGCCGCAGTTCCCTGCAAAACAGGCTTGCAGATGCAATCTGAACCGCCGCACTGCCACACACGGGACACTGGAACGGTAAAACGTGCCTTTTCCGGAGCAAAAGTCTCCACGGTCCAGCAGTCGGGACCGTCTGGCACTGTATAGGCTTCCAGTATTTGGCCGCAGTAGAGGAATTGGCCCTTGCGGACCTGGACATGCTGGCGGGTAACCATGCGCCCTTGCTGGGCCTCAGCAATGCCGCGCTGCCAGTGATCGGCGTGGGTGTAAGGGGTAGCCTTATCCCTTAGCTTTTCGTGGCTCTGACGCGATTCTGGTGCGTTCTGCATGGCCGGTTCCCTGAGAGTGGTACAGTTCGTTTACCGCTACACCGGGAATTTACCGGTGTTCCGGGAATATATCAGCTTTTTACCGGAGAAGCGGGAAATGCAAATCGCAACACTCATCGACATGGCAAAGAAACGCAGCGGAATGACGCTGGGCGAGATGGCGGCCGAGATCGGCATTAGCCAAAACCGCATCACAGAATGGAAAAAAGGGCAGCACCAGCCACCTGCCGGTGTGCTTGCGTTCTTCGCAGAAAAAGCGGGCCTGAACGTGGCCGAAACTGTGATGGAAGTTGAAAAGACGCTGGACCCGAGATTCAGTCAAATCTGGGAACGCGCCTTGGGAAACCTGAGGGCGGCGGGGATCGCCGCGACCGTGACGATGGCACCCTTGACCTCTTCAGCGATTGAAGCGGTTTCGCGTGTGGTCAAATCATTACTTTACCGCAGCGCACAAAAGTGGGCCTAGGACAGGACGTTTAGGACCGTATTTTCGATGGTTTGGGTTCTGAGACTGGCAGATAACCCGATCGACGACCCAGCGGCCAACCCCCAGTTTTTT